CGCTTCTATCCCCCAGAGGAGCCAAGAACGCTCAGATGCCGCCAGAAAGCCCTAGAACGCACCTAGAAGGCTTTGTTTTGCCCCGGTTGGAGTCGGGTACACCTGAGCGGGTACGGGGGTCCTACGGAGCGCAGGCTGCGGAGTGGGTGAAGGAGGCTTTTGGTCTGACTTTGCGTGACTGGCAACGGTATGCGCTCAGTCGCGCCCTTGAGCATGACGAGGAAGGCGCCCTGGTCTGGCCGACGGTGATGATCACGGTAGGGAGACAGTCAGGGAAGTCGGTCCTGTCGCGGGCCGTGTGCATGTGGCGGCTGCACCACGCGGATCTCTTCGGAGAACCGCAGACGATCCTGCACGTAGCAAATCGTCGCTCGACCGCTATGGAAGTGATGCGCCCGGCTGGATTATGGGCCGTGGAGAAGTACGGTAAGAAAGCGACCCGGTGGGGCAACGAAAACGCAGGGATCGAACTACCCTCAGGCGATCGATGGCTCATCCATGCCGCTAACGATTCGGCAGGCGTCGGCTACAGCTGCTCGATGATCTTTGCTGACGAGGCTTGGAAAATCCCGAGGACGGTGGTTGATGATGCGCTCAGTCCCACAATGGCCGAGAGGAATCAGCCCCAGATCTATTTAGTCTCAACTGCAGGTGACTCGACCTCGGATCTGATGACGGCATACCGACAGCGGGCCCTCGACCGGTTGGACGACCCAGACCCCGGCCAAGTCCTGCTCCTGGAATGGTCAGCACCAGCCGAGGCAAACCCCGACCTAGTGGAAACGTGGAAATGGGCTAGTCCCGAATGGACACCCAAACGCGAAACATTTTTGCGCCAGCAATGGGCCAACGTCGAGGAAAGTGCCTGGCGTAGGGAATACCTAAACCAATGGGTGATCCGTTCCGACCATTGGCTGAAAGACTCAGCCTGGACGGGAACGCTCGACCCTGAGTTAAGACTTCCCGAAAAGGGCACCTGGTCGGTGGCCGTCGAATGTGACTTTGACGGAATGGGCCACGCTGTCGCCATAGCCGCGCCCCTCGATGACGGCAACATCGGCGTCAAACTGACCACCCACAGGACCATGCCCGAAGTCGATGCTCGACTAGCAGAAATACGGAACCAACACCCAACGGTGTACGTCCAAGTGACCCCCGGTTATGTCGACCGGCTCCGGTCACCATTCGATAGCCTGGTCGGACAGCGCGAGGCCGCAGCTGCAACCCAAACGCTGCTCGACCTATTTGACCGCAAGGCCCTGAGGCACGACGGCTCCCAAGTGCTACAGGAACACCTAGCGTCCTCGACGGTAAGCCGCAGACAAGGTGGTTGGGTGCTCACGGCACCCATGGGTCGAGGAGGCGTCTACGGTGCGCGGGCTGTCATGTTTGCAGTAGCGCAAGCATCTAAGACGCCTAGGCCTGTCGCCATGATCCGAACACGCCGAATCCGTTAGTGCGGCAACGTCGTAGGTTCATGGTAAAAGGTCTACACTTGCGACGTGGCGTTTCCCCGTTCACTCTCTATCGTGCGGGGCCAATCCAAGATAGCCGAGTCTCTTGGGACTCCCACTATGGCTGAGGGTTCGGCTCCGCACGTTAGGGAGTCAGGTGGTAGTTGGCTCTTGCGTTTGACCCAGTTTCCTGCGGGCGCGCAAGTCTCCCGTGATGCCGCTTTGCAGGTGCCCGCGCTCAACAAAGCCCTGCAGACTTACACCAGGGCAATCAGCGCTTTCCCGCTTCGCGAGTATGTGGGCCGCGACGAAACCGTCGCCCGAGACTTTTTACGGCAACCGACACCGGGCCTTTCTTATTCCGCCCTCATGGCACGCACCATTCAAGACTTGCTGCTTTACGACCGGGCCTATTGGCAGGTCACGGCACGCAGTTGGGACGGCTTCCCGTCGCAGGCCGTCCGACTGATCCCTGAATATGTGACCGACCCGTTGTACCCGTGGGATCGTCCGCCCGTCGAGGTCGACTTTCAGGTCTGGTACAACGGCGTCCCAGTCCCTGCCCGTGACCTAGTCCGGTTTGAAGGTGACGGTAACGGCGGCTGGCTCACGACCGGAGCCACAGCCATCAACACCGCAGCCGCGCTTGAGGCCGCCACGCAGAACATGGCAACCATTCCCATGCCGGCCACGATCCTCAAGAACACGGGCGCGGATCTGCCAGCCGAGCAGGTCGACGCGCTGCTTGAGGCGTGGGAAGAAGCCCGAACCAACCGGGCCACCGCGTACCTAAACTCGACCATCGACACCAAGACGATTGGGATGAACCCCAACGATCTGCAGCTCGTGGAAGCCCGCGAGGCGTCAGCTCGGGCAATGGCACGCCTAGCCAACATCGACCCGCTATTCGTGGGCGCAGGAATACCCGGCGCATCCCTCACGTACACCAACCGGGTCGACCTTTACCGTGGCCTGCTCGACCTCAGCCTCACGCCCGTGATGAATCTGGTCAGCCAGCGCCTCTCAATGAACGACATCACGCCCCGAGGCCACACCGTCACGTTCGACACGTCCGTGTTCCTGCGGTCTAACACAGATCAGGCCGTCAATCTCATTAATGACATGCTCCCGCTCGGCGTGATCACCGTTGACGAAGCCCGCGAGCTGCTCGACCTTCCAGACCTGATGAACATCGACCAGAACCCCGGAGTGAGCTAAATGCAGACAATGGACCTTGAAGCCGAGTTCGTGATCGAAACCCGCGAGGACTCCGGCGACATCGCAGCCACGTTCTACGGCCGAGCCGTCCCCTACTCCACGGAAACCCAGATCGGCGGCGTCCGCGAATCCTTCGCCCCTAACGCATTTGATACGGCATCGGTTATCGGCAAGCCCATCGCCTACCGTCACGGGGAACCCATCGGCGTGATCACGGGCGCTACCAATGAGGCCGACGGGCTCTACATCGACGGCACCATCGTAAACACCGTTCTGGGCCGCGACGCCGCCACCCTCATGCGCACAAAGTCAGCCAAAGGCCTTTCAGTCGGATTCACCCCGACCAAATCAGTCTGGTCTAAGGCCAAAGACGCCGTAACTCACATGGCCGCCACCTTGGCCGAGGTCAGCGTCACCCACATGCCCGCCTACCCGACAGCCGGTGTAAGCGTGATTCGAGAGGAAAGTGAAATGTCAGTTGAGACCGTCGAGGTTGACGCCGCCACGGCGGTAACCGCAGACATCGAGGCCCGCGAGGCCATCGCAGACGTGCGCCGCGAGGTTCACGAACTTGCCGCTAAGGCCTTCGTTTCCGAGGCTAAGCACGAACTCGCCCAGTTCCGTTCGTTCGGTGACTACCGCATGGCAGTCATGTCCGGCGAGGTCGAGAACCGAGCCCTGTTCGACCAGGTGACCGACAACAACCCCGGTGTCCTGCCCCCGAACTGGTCATTCATCGTTCGCGGCATCTTCGATCTGGGCCGACCCACAATCAACGCTTTCGGCGTCGAGTCAGCCGGAACCAGCGGAACGACGATCAACTGGCCCTACTGGACCGGCGACCTTACCGAGATCGTGGCCGAGCAGGTCGACGAGAAGGACGAAATCAACTCGGTGGAGATCAGCATTCTTAAGGGCACCGCGACCCTCAAGACGTACGCCGCTGGCTCGGACGTGTCTTACCAGTTGCTGCAGCGCTCCAACCCGTCCTACGTCGACGCTCACAGCCGCATCATGCTGAACTCCTACGTTCAGGTGACCGATATCGCGTTCGTCGCAGCCGTCTACGGAGCTCGTACCCCGTACGCCTACGACATCACGACAGACACGGACGGCTCGGACTTCCGTGAGGCCGTGTTCGGCGCCTCGGTCAACGTCCAGACCGCGACCGGCATGCCCGCCGAGTTCGTCCTGGTGTCACCGAACGTGTTTAAGAAGATCGGCGGCTGGTCCACGTTCTTCCCGAGCAACTACGGGACGTTCAACGTTTCGGGTACGGCAGTCGCCAGCACCCTCGGCGTCAACGTGTCCGGTCTGCCGGTCATCCTCGACCGCAACATCGGCGGCAACGCGATCCTCGTGTCGAACCGTGAGGCAGCCCGTTGGATCGAGGACGGCCCGCGCTTCGCGCAGGTCGAGAACGTCGCGCAGCTCGGTCGTGACGTGGCCATCTATGGCTACGGAGCCTCGCAGATCATCTCCGGCGCAGGCATCCAGTCCCTCGAGGACTAATCCAGTAAAGGGAGGGGACCGACAATGGCGCTCGTAACAGGCGAGGAACTAGCAATCGCGCTAGACCTCGA